TGCTTCGCCAAAGCTCACAAGAACTTTGTCTTGAAGGGCTGACTTAACCTCAATCACGTCGTTTGAAAGAACATGCCAACCCATGACTTCTCCGGTCGAACCGTCAAAGAAGATTTCTACCGGCTTGCCATCTTTTCTTTCAACATCAACAACAAAAAGGTCGGCTTCGTCGGAGTATCCAGAGTCAAGAACTTTTCCTCTGAACATATCTTCGGCCATGCCTTCGACTTCAATAAGTGCTGGCATTCCTTTTTCAGAAACGCATCCGCCTGGACAGCTGTCGCAAACATTTGCGCCGCCTGGGTACACCTTGCGGTCGAACGAGCAAACATACGCTTCCTCGTCGAAGTCTGCTGATTTGAATCCCATTGACTGCATGCGACGTTGACGCATCTTTGAGCGATTCTCTTGAGTTGAACTATAAGAGTCCATCATTTTTTCGTCAGACTCATCTTCCATGTCTTCGTCCGACTCTTCCATTGGAACATTTGACATTTTTCTTACTGGCTTCGCGACCGGAGCGACATCCTCATCTTCGTCCATGTCGTCTTCCTCATCCATGTCGTCTTCTTCGTCGAGCATCTCTTCTTCTGCAGGGACAGGCATCATCTTTGGCTTCTTTTTCTGTGGAGACTCTTGCTCTGTATACATCTCGTCTGCATCTTCTTCGTCGATGATATCCTCGTCGTCGGTCATGGCTTTCTCATCAATCTCTGTGTCCATGTCTTCATCCATAGCTTCCGCTCCTGGCATTGAGTTCTTTTTCTTTTTGGGTGTATTCATGCCCATCTCGGCCATCGCCTTAACAGATGTAGCCATGGCTCCACACTTTCCACAAACTTTTGCTCCGGCTTCATAGCCGCACTCTGATGCGTCAAGACCTTTTGCACATTGGGCAACTTCGCCGTCTGAGTCCAACTTGACGACTGGTGATTTCTGAGTCATGAATTTTGCTCCTTGTATTGCATCGAACTTGACAGACAGCCTTTTGGGTTGCTGCAACCACCACACGGATTCATGCGTTTTTCGCCTGAAACTATGCAGTGATATTTATATGAAATTTTTTGTTGCTGTACAGGTTTAGCATAACCCATAACAGGGGTTCTTTGGCTGACGTTACCTACTTTAGGACGTGTGAAGCGTGTCGATTTACCACTTGCGAGATGAGTCTCTTCGGACTTGATTTGAGTCTCGATGACATCCAGTTTCTTATTGAGTTCTCCCACCAACTCAAAGTTATTTTGGACAATCGCTGAGTCGCGCTCAAATTCAATATTTTTCACAGCGTAATTGAGTAATTCCGTACGTTTCTCGTTCATTTCGTGGGTTATCCCGAAAAACTAGATAGTTCGTAGTTCTCTAACGGTTGTTCTTTTTCAATTTGGGATATCACATTGACGAGGGCATTAACCCCATCAACGCCGACAGAGGCAAGCCCTGTCACCCATATTCCGTCATCGTTTGCGGTTGAATTAAAACCGTGGTATTCAGCGACAGTGTCAACAGCTGATTTGATATCGAATATAAATGATGGGTGAATATCTATCTGGAACCCATCAATTTGATTCGATTGAATCTGGAGGCCAGACTTGACCTCTAGGTCATGATTCTCTGAAATTGATACATATACGCTCAACTCAGACTTACCTCTAGCTGCTGCTGCTCTGGCAAGGACGTTGCTTCTACGCTCACGCATAATTGCCTGACGAATCCTTTTGCGTGCTTTTTCTTCGGTAATCATATTTCTTTTTGCAAGATGTCTGATTGCCGCATCCATAGCGCGCTTTGAATCGCTAGGTGGCTTTGATTCATCAATCCCAAATTCACGCAATTGAGCAAGAATATTATCGCCACGATTCCTCAAGCCCATTGCTCCAGTAACCCCACCAGCCGGAACCCTCTGAGGTGGCGCTGGTACGGACGGACGGCTCGGGCTTGGTGCTGGAGAAGGGCGGCCTGGGACACGACTTGGAGCAGGCTTCGGAACGCGAACTGGCTCGGGAAGTCTTTCTGGAATTTTGTCTGGTATTTCTTCTGGCTTTGCAGGCATTTTGGGCTCAATGTACGGAACATCATCTTCGCCGGTTATGGGGTTCGTGGTTCTGCCATCGCTGTCGCCGTCGCGTGAAGGTTTACCCATTCGACCAGCAGCACGACGAGCACGACCAATTGTCCCACCGAGAACTTTTTCGTTAATTGCTTCAAGTGCATTCATTAGCGCATTTTGTGCTTCTGGACCGTACCAGTCCATATTCGGGATAGCAAAACCGTCTGCAAGCAACTCGACTTCAAATCCGTGCGAATTTCCGATTTCATTTGCCGCTTCGTACATTTCTACATTTTGTGTTTTCACAAACATATGTAGACCTGGTGTTTCGTCTTTGAAGGATGTCCATGATTTCATTGCCGATTTACCTGTACCGCATTTTCCGCCACACCCACAATCACTGTGGCTGTCGTCATTTCCATGGAGTTCAGAATCACGACGCATTAGAGAGTCGTAGAAATCTCCACCGTCAACAAATCTCTTGGGTTTGTCACTGGTAAGGGCAACCGAAGGTCCGCCATCAAGCGGGATATAAACGGTTTCTGGCTTAACTTCGTGCGCCGTGCCAAACATAAATCTTTCGCCATCCGGGGTGTGCCATCCAGCCCGCATTGTCGACGTCGAGTTGTCTTTGTCTAAATCAAAGATGACCGTACTTTCATCCGCTTCACGGATGGCTACCTGTCCACCGAAATGCATGCTTAGATGGCGAACAAGGTCGCCCATTCTCCCGCTTATAGGGTTTATTGAAGAACTCCCACCAGAGTAAATTGACATGTTTTTGACCTCAATTTCGGAGTCTGACTTCTTTTTTGTGTTGTCATATCTGTCCAAAAGCCGACGTCCTTTTGCTGCGAGCTTTGCGGCATCCTCGGTGTTCTGTGGCACTGGTTCGCCCCACGCCGCAGCTGAAAGCGCAAGTCGTGTTGGCTTTCCGTTTTCATCCTTCATTGGACCGCTTGGATTAGTGAAGAATCTTGTAAGGAATGAACCTTTGCGGCGCATCTTTTGTGGAGTGTCAGCAGGACCCTTGACGCCTGGTTTCAAATTTGCACCTTCGGTCTTTTTGAAGTGAGCCCTACCTGCTGCAGTTAGCCCGCCATCTGGGTCCTTAAGTGCAGACTTTGCCTCTGCGCTATCGGCTGGAACGCAATTTGGGACCATATCCCCATTCTTTCCCTTTTTCATTCCAACTTGCTTATACCCAGGCCAGCATGGACCTACTTTTGCAGCCTTCACCGATTCATCTGACTTAATCGAGATGGTTCCAGTTAACTGGTTGGCACCATGAAGAACAGGACTTACCTCGTATAGTTCAACCTCCTTAAGGAGGTTGGCTTGCTTCTTGCTATCGAAGAAGGCATCAAGTGTTTTGTAACCAATTGACCACTCTTGGTCTTCGCCAAAGAATGTTATGTTATTGAATGCTTCGCGACCGCGTTCCGATTTAAGGTTAAATTGAACTCTCGTATAGAGTCCACCCACGCCATTTGCTCGCATTTTTGCAGGCAAACGTGGGTCGTTTGGACCAACCTCGTAGATGTCTAAAACTTTACCAATAGGCTCATTCCAGTTGTGACCCCAAACGACTCGTGGCTTACGTCTACGGAGCGAGGAATCAAAGCAACCAGGCAAGCAAATGTCGCCAACACTGTCCTTGTTCCCAATAGCGGCAGTGAAACATTCAACGATACCCAATGCCTCATTGGTGCTTATCTGTCCAGGCATGGACTTGTATTGAGTTTCAGTAAAGTTTTCGGTAATATTTGTCATTGTTTACGCGCTTTCAGAGAACTGTATTCACAATAATAAGCGCTGGAGACACTCTTTTGGCATAAGAGCGGATTAAATTACTGGACTTTAATTAAAGTCTCAGTTCAAGCCGAATTTTAATCTGCAACGACAGTTCATTGTCATGCGAGCTGGGGATAGTGGGTCGCCTGGGAACCTAATTACATCATCACCAACATTGAATGCATCGCCAACACTAACCGTTTTCCCGTCGAGAAGTCTGTGCTCTGCTCTTGTTTTTGAATCCTTCAAAGAAATCCAAGTTTTTGATGCCGCACCAACCTGTTTTGCTCCAAAGTAGACACCAGCATTATATGAAGTCTGCGCCTCATGTTCAGCAATGACCCTTTGCTTCTTGGAAATTAGATTAATAAAGATTGCCACCAGGGCAGCCTTTAGCATTCCGGAACGGTCCTCGTCATCTTCAAGCGCAGAGGATATAAGTATGGCTGCTGCTATTTCTTCCTTGGTTGATGAGTTGACTTTTTGCATTCTTTCAATTTGTGCATCAATCAACTGTTTGATTTCTTCTTCATCAATTTCTGTCGGCATTCCTGTCTGTTCATTTATCAGACGAGCTGCGTCATTTGTAATACCGGAAAGAAGCGGTCTGAAGTCTTCAAGCATTTGCTTGTCCCAAACATCAATGTCAAAAATTAAACTCGATTCTAGGGAGCCTGCTGCAAGTGCCTTTTTTGATTTTGCGCCCATGGCCTTTTCAAGGACAACTCGTTGCTGCCGTTCGAAAAATCTATCTAAATTTCTATCCAAAATTTCAATCCAGCGTTTTGAGTTTTCTTCTGCTTTTGAGTCCCAGTCATCGATTTGTTTGTTATCTGATTTTGACTGCATCGTCGGTTCGTATGCAGACAACGCACTCGGTGACATTTGTGGTTGTCCACCCTGCTCTGCTGCGAGTGCTTCAGTCATAGTGTTTGGCTTTTGATTCATGTCAACTATTTGTGCCGGTATCTCTTGGTCTTGCGGCGCACCTTCAACTGGAACCTCTGGTGTTGGCATTACCCCCGCTGCTGCGACGCCAGGCATACCTGGCTGTTGTCCAGCCGCTGCAGCATCGGCTGCTTGCTTGGCGGAGTCAAACTCTTTGTCTGTATAACCAATCGGAGTAAGGTTTGGATTGGCAAGAAGAGCCTGCATGAGGTCTGATTTGATATGAATTCTTCCGGTTGCGGCTCGATACTCGTTGCCACTTATAAGACCATTCTGAAATTCGTCTAACAAATATCTTTCACGCTCTTGCTTGTAGAGAATAAGGATTGGTACATCAGACGTATCGAAGTCAATATAAAACTCATCGTCCAGTTCGTCTAATGCCCGACCAATCAACTCCATGTGCGGAAGCATTGTCTCGTTCCAAAAAACCCTATGTTCTTCAGCGGCATTTGAGAATGTTCGACCGGATGCATTGCCAATAACGGATTCCGGAACACCGAAGGATGCAAGGATTTCCTCTTTTGTAATCTGTCGCATCTGTATATAGTTGGCATCACGAGGGGATGCACCTGTATCGACGTAATCAACACCGTCGTCAGATGAGACAACAGTTATAGAGCCAGCCCTATTTATATTTCCACGAAATCTACTGCGAAGCTCATCTTTGTCATCGTCATCAATTTCTCCTTTTACAACAAGCAAGCCGCCTGGCCGACCGTCGTTAAGAAGGAAGTTGCGATTATATATTTTAGAAAGGTTTTCAATTTCAATGGCGATACCAGCAGACTCAAGTGGAGTCATGGACAGGTATGGGTCTAGTGGATGTGGCTTTCTTACCCAGCAAACATCTTCCGGCTTTAGGATTACCTTTGTTCCGTTTCGCATATCAACTTCAAAACCGGAAACAAACTTTTTCGGGTCAGGTATTGGCGATGTGTGTTGTGGCGGAAGTAATTGAAGGGCGATGATTCCACCATCACGACCGCGTACTTTTTCAATAAATGCCCCACGTGAGGACATTAACAATTGAGAGGAAAGTCTGTATCTAAAAACAAATGAGTTTTCACCCATGTTTGATTTAGAGTTCAAAATATCCAATATTTTGTTACTCTGATTGTCTGTGACAATTTTCCCAGTTGGGGAATTATCTTTTCGCAACATTGCAGGTAGGCGGGCCTGATTTCCTGCTATCGCATCAATGCACCTGTTAACCCAGGTGACCTTGGCCATTCCTTCTCTGTAGGCACGCTCAATATCCCAAGAGTCTCGATATGGCTTTCCAGCCTGGCTTGGGTTGAACGCGACAGGAGCACCTGGCCCGAGTATCGATTTCTGTCCTGGTGACTGGAGAGATTTGTTTTGCGAAGAGTTCCACGCCATAAAGTGCGATTATTCCAGTCCTAGTAGAAACCCGAGGGCGCCAGAACAAACCCCTGCGGTAATAAAGCCCACAGGCAACGAAATGTAAAAAGCGCCAATTGTTGTCATAATTATAAATGACACCATGAGCATATTGGCAGTTCTCCGTCTAGTAAACCATTGTAGTACTTTTTTCATACACCCACCGGTTCTGCATCTTTCATATGGTTAAATACTAGTACGAAATACGTTGATGACAGGAACATGATGACAAATTGGAACGAAGTACTCAGATACCTAGAACCCAAGAAGCCTTTGTACTGCCCTGAAGAGGCATCGATTACACAAAGAGTATTCCTTAGAACATACGACATAGAAGCCCTTTTTGGTGGTGCAGCAGGCGGAGGAAAATCGTCTGCGTTGCTGATGGCTGCTCTCCAATACGTTGATATACCTGGCTATTCTGCAATTCTTTTCAGAAGAACTTATGCCGACTTGTCTCTGCCTGGAGCCTTGATGGACCGTTTTAAGTCGTGGATTGCAATGCATGACGATGTGCACTGGAACGCAAATAGCTTCATAGCTACCTTCCCGTCAGGCGCAAGAATTTCTTTCGGTTACCTAAACAACGTTGGCGACTATCTTCGTTACAAGGGTTCTGAATTTCAGTTTATTGGTATGGACGAGGTTACCGAAATTAGAGAATCTGATTATCGCTATCTCTTTTCTCGTCTACGTCGTCCATCAACTGGTGAATTATCAAAAGTCCCACTAAGGATGAGGACTGCGTCTAACCCTGCACCCAATTGGGTTAGACAGAGGTTTATCGTTGAGGGACGTGAGCACGGTCGGATATTCGTTCCATCCATGCTTACCGATAACCCAGGAATTGACGCTGAGTCATACCGACAGGCGCTATCCGCCCTTGACCCCATTGAGCGCAGACGGCTGGAAATGGGCGACTGGTGGGCAACTAGCCTCGGAACGATTTTTGATAGAACAGCATTTGTCCCAATTGACCCGATAGATGTGCCACAAGTCACATCATCAGCTAGGGCTGTTAGATTCTGGGACCTTGCAGCAACCGAGCCAAGCCATTCAAACCCAAATCCCGACTGGACCGTAGGCACTTTGATGCTTTTCGACCAAGGAATCGCCTATGTCTTGGATGTCAAAAAGGCCCGAGTAAAGAACGAACGGGTTGAGCAATTAGTGGCTCAAACAGCCTATGAAGACGGCCATACGGTGACGATACGAATGGAGCAAGAACCAGGTTCGTCAGGAAAGGCCCTAATCGACCAGTATGCCCGCTACATCCTTCCAGGGTATGACTTTGGTGGAATTCGGTCTACTGGGGACAAATTAACTAGGGCACGCCCTTTTTCTGCGGCCGTAGCCAACGGTAACGTTCGGGTTGTCCAAGCCCCATGGCTATCGGATTGGCTTGATGAATTTTCTGCATTTCCAGAAGCATGCGACCACGACGACCAGGTTGACTCTGCCGTTGGAGCTTTTACACATTTAACTGGTTTGGGGTTGCCACAGAGGAGACCAGTCTCTATAATCATCTAGGAAGACCTACAAACCTAACTATTGGAGACATATGAATATTGAGGGGAAAGAAGCCTGGAATAAGGCTTTGGACGATGCAAATCGTTCATTAATGGAATTAGAGCGCGCTTTTAGCAAGCTCGGAGAAAGCAAGGACATTGAAACTGTTTGCTCCGCATTGGTAGAAGCACACCTGCTCAAAGCAAGCATGTCCGTGGCTTACGACTCTCTTTGCCACATCGTCGATGGAGTGATGGGAAGTCTCCCAGAATTCATTACAACCGATGGAAGCAAAGTTGAAAAACGAGCCGGCAATGACCGCAAGAAGTGGAGGCACGAAGAACTTGCGCAGAACATTGCGTCACGTTTAAGCGATATGTCGGTTGATATGTCAACTGGTGAAATCACAATGACACCGCAAGAAATGGTTGTCAAACTTCTTGACTACTGTGCGCCATCATACTGGCGAGTAAAAGAACTTGCAAAAATTGGAATTTCCGCAGATAAGTTCTGCGAGGTAGAAGAAAAAGAAGCAAGCATTATCGTACGAAAGGCTAAATAAAATGTCAGACATATACCAACAACTATCAGAGTCGTTCCCACCAGAGATGGTGCGTTCAGTTAATAAAAGTGGAACGAATCTTCTATACATCCCAGTTACCGAAGTAACCAACCGTCTCAATAAG